CTATGTGCCTGATGTTGACTTTGGAACAAATGACACCATCGTTTCTGATATTGAAAATGTGGGTGCTGAATTGCAAGAGCAACAACAGATCGAACGCACCATAAAACAAGCCGAAAAACAAGAAAACCAAGAGCAGGAACAACCTGAACAGCCTGAAAAAGCGCCATTCGATTACAGGCAGGTAAAGCAGCAACAAAAAGAAGCTGCCCAGGCCGATGCTAAAGAGAAATATGTAACACTTTCGTTCACTACTTATGATGCTAAGTACCTGTTTTTAACAAAATTCGGTTTTAATCCTGATGCTACAATTATAAAAGGCGAAGATTTCGATAAAAAACTTGAATAATGCAATACACCGAAGAAATATTAAAAAAAGTGAAATCGTTCGGGGCTCTGCAGTATCCGGTTGAGCGTGTTATTAGCATCCTCAATCCCGAAAATCCTGAACAATTCAAAAAAGACTTTGCCGATCCGGATAGCCCGCTTTTTGTGATGTATCAGGCTGGTTTTAATGCCGGGCAATACCGCCTTGATGTGGAAAACTTTCAACTGGCCGAAATTGAAACTAAAAAACAGCGCATCGAACTGCAACAGCTCGAAAAGGTGCAGGCCTTGCGCCAGGAACTTTTTGGAATATGAGCCGATACACACCCCTCGAAGAAATTAATAAGCTGCCTGTAAAAGTGATACAGGGATTTCTTAAATCCGGCCAATCTGCTGCCATACCAGCCGAATTGCAGCAGTATATCCGCGAAATCGGAAGGGTTTCCGAAATATGGAATACTGACCATGAGCACAATATTAGCCGAATTGCGCGCAAAATGCAGGAAACTTTTCCTGAAATGGCTTTCAATACGGCACGCGACAGGGTATATGATGCAATCAACTACTTTCACCTCAATAGCACCGTAAAAGCTGCTGCCTGGGATAATTACTATGCCGACCGCATGGAAGACCTGGCACGGCTGGCCATTGCCGCCAACAACTACACACAAGCAGGTAAGTTTATGGAACTGGCACGCGAATACCGCAAAGAAGCAAGCTCCAATACCATCAATCCGGATGAGATCAAACCTATTATTCAGCTCGTGAATCCTTCGGTTGATGCCAAACAGCTGGGATTGAAAGAAGATTTTAACCTGCGTACACTCTGGACTGATACCGAAAAATTTATTGACAAACTGCCCGCCGACGAACGCGCCAAACAGCAAGCCAAACAGGATGCCGCGCTTAATCTGGGTATTGAAGATGCCGACTATGAAATCATTGACGGATAAAGAAATACGGGCTACCATCGAAAAAAAATACAACAGTGTGGCGCAAACCCATGCACTGCTGGCCGATACCACTAACCTTATCGGCATGCTTGGCCGTGGTTCGGGCAAAACAACCGAAATAATGGCTCCCCGATTTGTGCGGGTGGCCTACAACCTGCCCCGTGCCACGCTGGCGCTTGCTGGTCCTTCGTATGCCTTTGTGATTGATAGCATCGTGCCCGGATTGCTTACCTACCTGAATAAATACTACAAACGCGGCACGCATTTTGAATATGGCAAAGAACCCCCGCGCTGGTTCAAAAGGCCTTATACCGAAATTGTTGACTGGAAACATACCATCAGCTTTTCGTGTGGAACTGTGGCCAAATTTGCCGGTGTGGATCGTGCCAATACTTCATTGGTAGGGCAAAATATTGCCCATATCATTATTGACGAAATGCTGCGTATCAGCGAAACAAACTACAGCGAACGCCTGCAACCGGCCAAACGTGGCGACCGCACCATTTTTGGCGAATCGGTTTATTTTGGTGGCGTTACGGGCTTTAGCAGTGCGCCAAACTTTGAAAATGACCATGACTGGTGGCTTGCCTGGGAGCAAAATATGGACAAAGAGCTGCTGCAGGAGATCATGTATGTGGCTTATAGGGTGAGCACCGCACTGGCAAAGGCCGAAATGTGGAAAACAGAACGCCAAACAGCCATTGAAGGCGGCCTGCTGGATAAAGCCCAAAAAATTGATGCCAATATTGATAAGGCTTTCCGATTTGCGGCACGCTGGCAGCCCAAATTGGAAGAAAAACGTAAAGGAGCTACCTATTTTATGAAGGGAACCAGCTTTACAAACCTTGTAATACTTGGGCTTGATTATATGCGCGAACAGCTGCAAGGCAGCCGCCACAACTTTGATAAATTTGCGCTAACGATCCTGAACCAACGACCCAAAAAAGTACAAAACCGCTTTTTTAGCCAGTTTGCCAACAAACATATCTTTACTGACAGCTACCGTTACGACAATATCGACCTGTATGCTGTGGATGGCACCTACAAGCGAAGCAGCCGCGACCTTAAATACTGCCAGGCCGATATGCCGCTACTGATGGGATTAGACCCCGGAAACTTTATGAGTGCCGTATTTGCACAAGAGCACTCCGAAGCTGGAACGCCTGTGATGCGGGTGTTTAAAAATATGTGGGTGATAACGCCCGATGAGCATCATGCACTGGCCGAAAAAATCAATACTTTTTTTGGAACGCATCGACGAAAGGTGATTTATATGTATTACGACCGTGCCGGAAACCAGCGTAAACAGGTGTTTTTTGGCAATGCCAAGGGCGATACAGATGCCAAAATATTACGCTCCGAACTGGAAGCCCTTGGCTGGACGGTACATCTGATGAGCCAGGACCAGCGCACAATCTACCATTGGCAGCACTACAACCTAAACAGCCGCCTGATGGCCGAACGCGAAAAGCGCACCCCACGCCTGCGGATATGCCAAAATGAATGCGAGGAACTGATTAGCAGCATGAATATGAGCCCACTCAAAAAAACAGATAACGGTATGATTGAGCTGGACAAAAGCAGCGAAAAACGCCTCGACTACCCTGACCAAGCCTGGTACAGCACCCAAATACCAAGCGCACTGATGTATCTGGTGCATGGCAAATACGAAAAATGGATCCCCGAAACAAAAAATTTACCGTCGGATATTGAAGGCCTTTAGTTTTATTACTTATCTTAGTGGCCTCATTGTTAAACCAAATCAATTATCTTATGGAAACACAAGTAATGCTGATCATTTTCTTTTTTGCTTTTATCGTTGTTTTTCTGGCAATTTTTAAGTCTGTAATTATGTGGGCTATTGGTACAGAAGCACTTGTAAAAACACAAAAACAAAGTATTGAACTACTCGAAAAGATTGCTTTTAATCAGGCAATACAGCAAGAAAAAGACCCTGCCGAACTGGATAAACTTTTTAATGAATATAAGGAAAGTTTAAATCCTAAGAAGAAAATAAAGAAATAAGCTAAAAACTAAAACTATGAATTTTGATCCAAATGATTTAGCGTTTGCTCTTTTGTTTTTGATTGCTCTGATTGGCCTTTTCTTACTTTTAAGAGGTGTAATGCTTTGGTATTGGGGTATAAGCCGAATACACAGCCAAAATGAAAAAATTATTAAGCTATTGAAGCAAATAGCACCACAGCCTGAAAAAGATAAAAGTGAAGAAAATAATTCTTGACTTTTTTAGAAACGGTTGTATCTTTGCGGTGATAAAAATTTCGTTTCATGTTTCGTACATACCCTCATAACATAAGAAAAAACCAGATAGGTTTCTGTTGCCGCGAGGCGCAGTCGGTTTACGAAAGCCGTATCACCCTATCTGGTTTTTTCTATGGAGGACATAAATTATGTTACAATCTCATCCCGCAACTGTAACCACAGTTGCCACCATTAACAAAACACAAATTGTTGTAATTGAAAACGGCGAAAAACGAGTTGCCGTTAAACCTATTTGCGAAGCTTTAGGAGTTGATTTTTCAAGTCAATTACAGAAGTTAAAAAGCGATCCAATTTTGAGTTCAACTGTGGTGCTGAGCACCACAGTTGGATTCGATAAAAAGGAGCGCGAAATGGTCACTATTCCGTATAAATATGCTTTTGGTTGGTTGTTCAGAATCGACAGCCGAAACGTGAAAGAAGAAGCCCGCGAAAGTGTGATGCGTTATCAAATGGAGTGCTACGATGCTTTGTACAACCATTTTGTTGAGCTGGACGAATACATTAAGTATCGCGATGAGCTTTCGGCTCAGATTTATCTGAAGGTGGAAGCTGCACGCGACGATTTTAAGCTGGCCAAAAACAAACTGGAAGAATACAAAGAGGAGTTTGCAGCCGCGCGCAAGCTCACACTTGAAGATTGGCGGGAGCAGCGCAAACAGCTCGAAATTGATTTCACACCTATCCAGGAAGGAGGTGCCCAATGAAAAACGAATCAAAAGACATTGTAATTGATGGCGTTCGCATCACTCCCGAACTGATAGCAGCTATTAAAGAGCTAAAAAGCCACGATAATAGCGGAAACATCAAAAAAGTAAAGGACAGCATGTACGAATCGCTGGCTTTGCTTACTATAGCCACCGAACGCGAAGAGGAGTTTTTGCAGGATGTGCAAAAGCTTGCCGGTTCAGGCTATTATGTGTATCAGTTTTTAACCGCACTCGAAACGGTTGATTGTGTAGAAGAAGAGTAGTGCTTTAGCTGCTGTTTTCTTATTGTTTTTTTTAATTGTCCCACCCCGCCACCATGCGGGGCTTTTTTTTTGCAAAACAAGTTTGTCCTTTTATGTTGCGCTTTGCTGGTGCATTTTTGTATCCATGAATAAAACAATAAGCGGAACCGAAGCTTTAGCACGTATGCGCAAGATGCGCCACGATGCTGATAGCTGGTTTACGATGCAGCACCTTACGTGGAACGATGCACAGCAGCAAACCAAAGGTATGCGCACCGTGGCACGTTGCCGCCTGCGGCCTGCACTGCCCGATGAAGCCATGCGCCGCCCTTCGGATATGTATCTTCCCTATACTGATCTGGATTTAAACGAAAACCGGATGGCCTACCGCCACCTGATTCGAACAGTGGCCTTTCCGCCTGAATTTGAAACACTGCACATTAATTGGCTCGCACCATGAACATACAACGCTACGGAAATCAAGGCCTCGTTGATGATGGCCATAAAGCGCTCATAAGCTTTGAAATACTGGCCACCGCCGACCAGCTAAGCATCGAACGCGACAAAACAAAGTTTGCCCAGGCTTCGCTTTATAACGAAACTTTTATGCTGCAGAACTATACCATTGCAGCATTTGGACAATACAACAATTTGCCCGGCGAACTGAAAGACCTGATCAAAAACAATCACCTGCTGCCCGAAATACTGGCCAAGCAAGTACGCTTTATGTACGGACAAGGGCCGTGGTTGTTCAAAAATCAGATCACAAACGAAAAGCTTAAACGTGTGCCCGTTGATGCTGCACAATTTGCCCGTGTGTGGCAGTGGCTCAACAGCTGGAAAAATGCCGGCCTAGCCGATGATGTGCGTACCTACCTGAAACGCACCGCCCGCGAATATTACTACACCGAAGGCGTGTTCAGCAAATGGCGTTTTAACAGATCGCGCCGCATTGGTGGAGATATGCCCGTGCGTGGCCTCGAACATGTGCCCACCACCCGCGCAAGGCTGGGCAAACGTGGCGTGATTGATATTACCAAACCCCTTGAGGACGAAATACTCGATCTGGTAATATACAGCCAATGGGATAAGCCCTACAAAATGGATTTTGAAGTATTCCCAAGGCTCAACAAAGCCAATCCCTTGCAGCATCCGGTAGCTATCAACTACACCCGTGATTTTGGCTATGGCGAAGAAGTATATAGCTTTCCAAGCTTTTACTATGGCCTGATGGAATGGATAAAAGGCAGCAACCTGAACCCCAAATACATCAACAGCTACCTCAAAAACAGCCTGAGTGCCAAGCTGCACGTTTTGATACCTGATGTGTGGATTCAGCAAAAAACCGAAACGCTCAAGCAAATCTGCGAAAACAACAAATCGCGCGATCAGCAAAGCCTTCCGCTTATCACTACCTACGATGGCCTCACGGATATTGGTACTACATTTAGCCATGGTCTGGTAAACAAGCTGATTGATAAAAAGCTCGAAAAACTGAGCAGCGTGCTATCCGGCGAAGGCGAAAACCAAGGCAAAGCCTTTATAAGCCGTAAATTCCAAACGGAGCACGGTGT